ACTCTGCGGCGACACCCTCCAATACTGGATGGCCCAACTTCTACTTGTTGAGAACGATCACGCTGCGAGTCGAAAGCATTCAGGGATTTAGTTAACATTCCATGTAAATCAATCATCTATCTCCCCACTTTCTTTGGCTTCCTTTTTGAGATCGTTTAAATGTTGCAGTGCCACTTCTCTTGAACACTTATATTGCTTCATATAAGCATCAACATAGGCTTCAAAAACGATGCCTAAAAATTCATCTGCCATCAAAGATCCATGCTTGATCGAACTGAAGCACTCATTGAGCGGGCAATTTCAACCTGAGTTTTTAACCTACTTACATTGGCTCGTGCGGCTTTCACCTGGGCTTCAACAAGAGCAATTTTAAAGTGTTGCTCTGCATTTTCTATTAAAGCCATATCTTCTCTTTCACCGACCGTGTAATTCTTTCCAGTTGGCGATGATTTATTGGCCAAAGTTATCCGAGATTTGGCCATTGCCACTTCGTATTCGGCGGTGGTTTGATGAAATTCACGCTCACAAACAACCAAACTTTCATGCACTTCATCTACTTCTTTTGATAAAGCGTAAAGTCGTGCCTCAATTTGTTGGGGTGTTACCACTTGGCTCATTAGTTTCCTCCTTGTCTTTAACTACTCTAAGTCCCGCAGTGGCTTGGCGCTCTTCCAATGCGATCACTTTTCCAGCGTCGTTTGTTAAATTAAATGGATCAGGAACCAACTGAAAACCAGCCCGATCCATGGCTTTTGCCAAATCTTCCGCCCACATGTCCAGTTCTTTGGCCACGGCACGAATTCCTAACTTATTCATGTGGACCGACACCACAAATCCTGCACTCGGTTCAAACTTATTACTTTTATCGCTCACAAAGCACCTCCGCAATGTTTACAAGATTTGATTTTTCTGACAGATATTTTTCTGCCATTGACAGAATTTACCCCAACATAAACCGAACATTTACCACGCCTCTCCGTCAGGCGATCAATCAATCCTTCTTTATGAAGAACTGAAAGAACTCCCGATGCTTGGCCGTGATGCCACCCAGTTAAGTCAGATAATTCTTTCCAGGTCATGCCGTAATCTTTCGTGGCATAAATATTGCGCAAGGCTTCTTTTTGCCGAGCGCTTGTTGTTCCATCTCTATCTTGCGTTTTAGCACGATCTCGGCTGGTCTCGCTTCCTGACCAGCCCGAGGTCCCTGCATATGGAGTGAGAGGCAGTTCTATCGCTTCAACCTTCACGCTGAAAGTTCTGCCGCTCTTTTATTTATTACATCCTTTAAAGTTGTGCCATTGATGGGGGCATCCAAAATATCTGCGCTGCCTGTCCACAATTCACGCAATTTTTCTTTGTCTGTCATTACATTCACAGTTTCAATTGCTGCCTCCGCGAGTTTTAATTGATCTGCGTTGTAAGTTAGTTTCTTTGTTGGCGCTTTGCGTGGTTCAACTTTATATCGTTCCACCTTTTGCATCTCTTCTGCGCTTGGGCGTTTTCCAATTGGCGCGTCTAAACAAAGAACAGAGTTGCTGATGCACCTTCCAATTGACGAGGTCTCACAATTCTCAAGAGCCGATGTTTTATTTACAAAGCCAGCACCGACAATTTCCTCGGCATGACCGATTGCGCTTGGTCTTGGATCATCCGCATCTAAATATAATTCGGTGCGAACTACAAAGCGACGCTCATCCTGATAAATTACATCTGTGAGAACTCGAGCCTGTGGATATTTTTCATATAGACGGCGGAGGCGAGATTCTACGGTCTCGTAATCCTCTAGGTTGAAATTACTCCCTGCCATGCTTGTGCCTTTCGTTTGGGGGCTTTCGCCCTGGTGAAACTAGGCTCCCATAAAGGACAGAGAATTGGAAGCATCCTGGGTAAATTGGCGTGGCGCATTCATTACGGGCCTAAATGGGCCATAATTTGGCCTAAAGGGGGTCCTCATGGCATATTCGCAAATATCCATCCGCCTCGGCGGTTTACAAGTTGAACTCGGAACAGAAACAGAATACCCCGACATGGTTACCGATTTAACAAGTCGAGGCATGAGCGCATTTAAAGAAGCGCTGGAACAAGCCAAAGAAAAGAACATCGACATCACTGATATGCGTTTAATAACAACAGATTATGGCGATGATTACCAGGATGAAGAATGAGTGAAGCGGGTTACGATGAAACTTGGATTGATACTGACGATTTAAGAATAGTTGCAGTTCAATCTAACCAAATTTTATAAGCAGCAGTAACTCGACCTCTTTCAGGGTCCACAAAGTGCAACCTTTGTGACGGAGTGGCGCTTGCCGCCAACATCACACCTGCGTATCGATTGTCGGACTCCGTTGATCCTGTTTGATACACAGAACCTTGTCCGTTCGCCATCGCCCACTCAGCGTGCGTGTGATAATGACCAATATAAACATCTCGAAAGTCCCAAGGATAAGAACCCGATCTCCACTTGTTGGCGTGTTGAACTATGGCTCCAGGAGAAGCAAAGCCATTCCTTCCAACTTCATCGCCGTGAATTAAAAGGGCTTTATAGTTTCCAATTTGCACTCTTTGAATGTCTTCAGGACATTCCTGCCAAATTAATCTTTTTTCTCCTTGCAGTAATTGACGAGCCAACTCGTAGCACATACGATCAAAATTATCTGAACGAGGAACATTATCTCGTTTGCTTCCAATTCGACCATGGTTTCCCCATTCAGCAACAACTGTAACTTTCTCGTAGTTTTCAAGCGCAAAACGCACAACATCTACGCACAACCTGGAAACATTAACATATTGTTCAAATAGCGTGGCATCTACTTCAAAAGCCTGTGTTGGGAAGTTAAAAAGGCCTTCAACCATATCTCCACCAAACATAATGGTGCAGTCTTTAACTGGGTGATCTGCTCTTTGAATTTCCGTAATTCTGATGGCTTTAGCCGCAAATTCAAGCACTCTCTTTTGCATGATTTCGCTGTTGTAACTTGTGGTTCTTTTTGCACCTTGCCAATCTGTCATGTGCCATAGAGCAACTTCGGCTTTAGTTTTTCTTTTATCTAATTCAGGAGCGACAATAGGTTTTATCGGACCGTAAGTGAGCATGGCATCGTAGGCTGCTTGTTGAGTTGTTTCAACCAACTCTTCAGTTCTTTCTTTGGCTTTTTTTAATTGTTTTTGAATTCTAAGCAAAGCCTGACGCAACTCTTTAACATCATTGGATTCTATGCCTTCGGGCATTTCTGCTAATTTATCTTCAAGACTCATCTAATGCGATCCTTTTGCCTAGTTCCGAATAACCTGCTTTATCTGTCCAGGAGTCTTTGTGCGTGGGATTAATTGAGCAGCGCACAGTTTTAAGAAAATCCATCATTAAAGCCACTTGGTAAGCAGGAATATCGGCAATGTTTAAAATAGCACCCCATCCTCTGCCAACTGCCGTAAAGTTTTCAATGGCATCACCGTAGATTTTGCCTCGCTCTTTCAAGAGCGCTTCTATTCCTTCGGACATCGGCAAGTGCCGTCTCTGTGCGTTCGAATGGTATCGGCACTGCATTTTTGACCGTCGGCCCGTAATGCTTGAACTATTAAATTAACAGGGAAGTTCTTTGCCCATGCATCGTCTAGTGTTTTTTTATCTTCTTTGCTTAATCCTTCATACATAACCCGATAAGCACAATAAATGGTGGATTTATTAGAGGTTCGTTTTGACAGGATAGAATTAATTGCATTTTCAAGCGCCATAAATTTGCCTCCTTACTCTCAAGGATACATCAAGAGTATGAAAAGAGAAAGCGCCCGATGGAAAGGGATCAGGCGTTTCTCGTCGCAGTTAATTCTTGGTTTTCTTGGATTTCTTTGCGAGGGCTTTAATTTCAACATCAACTGCGTCAGCAATGAAGCCAAATGCAGGGTCTTTTGGATTAACGGCTCTAATTGCAGGGCCAGCAATAGCGGCTAGTCCAGCAATCGCAATGGCCTTTATATCGGTTTCACCAGCACTGTAAACGGCTATAGCCGCTACAACGAAGGATCGAGCATACGATTCAACTGCTGCTTTTAACTTTGTATTCATTTTTACTCCTTGGGGCGGGCTACCGCCATGATTGTTTTATAGTCACGCTTTTTCAGATAAAAACCGTCGCCGTTTGATTGACTTCCGCTTTTACCGCTTGATGTGTTGCCTTCATAAACTTGTAAGTATTTAAGAGCGGTGTTATGCCACTTTACGATACCAACATGATCAGGTTCAGCATCAGCATCAAATTGAAAGAAAACCAAATCTCCAGCCTGGGCTTGGCCGACAGGAACCAGTTGGTTGTTCTTAGTTAAGTATTTAAGCCAAGCATCGCAAGAGGCAAAACCTTTTTTAGTGTTAGCAACGGTAGATAGAATTCCTGCATCTGCGTACATTTTTGAAGCGGCCATAGCGCACCAGGGTTGGTTGTTTAGATTGAACCATTTGCCAAATTCTGTATCATTGTTTGGACCTTCTGTATAGCCAATTTTGTCAGCGCACAGTTGAAGCACCTTTTTTACACTCATGGTTTCACCTCCTTTTCCTCCTCGATAGGAGGTTTTGGTTTAGATTTTAGCCCATTAGCGCTTACCATTCCAGCCAAAGTGCCAGTTAAAAACACGCTTAGAGTAGATACTAAATCAATAAACGCTGCATCATTTGGGGCTTGGTTCATAGGTTGAGTAATAAAAAGCAAAGCATAAAGAAGGCTAAAAACACTTCCTGCAAATACCACAGCAAGGATAATTCCTATGCTTACAATTAATCGAGCGTGCAATTCCTCAGGAGTGAATCGTTTTCTAGCCATTGATCGCCACTTCAGGTAACAGATCTTTTGTGCAAAGTCCCAAGGCTTCACATTGCGGCGGATTGCATTCAGGCGCTTCCCAGTTTTTGAATTCTTGACACGGATATCTGACCCATCCTTGATACCCACAACCAGTTAGTCCAAATAAACTAAGGCTTATTAAGCAACATGCTGTAAATTTCATCAATCCGAGTCTCCAGTCGTTTGATTGTGTCGCCTTGCCTGTTCTGTTCATCTCTTAAACTACTGCCGCCATTTGGTTTTAACTCAATAAGATAATGTTTAACCAGGAAACGGACAGCAACTGCAAGCGACCCTAAAAGCGATGTGAAACCTATGGCAATTCCTAGCCATTCATTTGTACTCATGTTGTAATAATAACTTATGCCAGGAAATACATGCCTGTAAAATAAAAGAAGTCGGCTGTTTGTAATGTATGAGGGCTGTTATGATCCATCCGTGCCATCGTGCCATTTGACTGAGGATAGTAAAGTTCAGCGGTAAGGCTTGCGCCATTAAAGTCCATGTAAAGCAGGTAATGATCGCCGCTTGCGATGTGGTGCAAACCGCCAGTAACTAAGTTGTTTATGTTGGGCTGTAAACCTGTGGGTAAAGTAAGCGAATAATTACCTGTGCCAAAGTTTGTCACGGTGGTGCAATTGACTCTGATAGTAAAGAAAACCATCTTGCCAACCCTGGAATAAAACCCTGTGGCGGGAGTGCCTGTGTAAGCCAGTCCTGTGCCTGTCCAAGTGGAGTTAAAAGCAATCTTGGGAACTCCAAGATAGTCATCGGCAAAGACAACCCATTCTGTGCCATTCCAATACTTCATTTGATCGGGCGTGTTATCAAAAATGATGTCGCCAGTTCGTGGGTAGGTTGGCTCCGTTGATACATCAGGAGCCGTAAAACGCACAGCAGTTTCTAACTTGCGCAAACGAACATCTAAATCATTAAACATTGTTTGAAGCGCTGGCGGTTGATTCATGTATGGCATTAGGCCTCTCCTGAACCTTGAGTCAGCGTCAGAGTAGCCCTTTCAGGACCGTCTTCGCCAGGTTGAACCGACACGCCAACTATGCGGTAAATTTCATCAAGTCCTGCGGGGAAACGATTGTCTTGAATGATTATGCGAGCATCATCGCCAACTTCGTAAGAACCATAAACTGGATCGACATAAGGCGGCACAACAACTTTAAGCGTGGTTGGTGGATAAGACACGGCATTGACTTGAGCAATAGCCAACTCATCTAACACATTTTGATCAGTAATGTCGGAATAGTTAGCCTGATCCTCTAATAAAGACCAGCCGCTTGTAAGTTTAGATAAATCTTGAGCCGTTGAAATTAACTTGCCTTCATTTGAACCTGCGCCTAAAGCGTAGATTGTATTTGCAGCAATTGAGCCATCTTCGGGATATTCGTACTCCACAATGTTGCCCGCTGGGAATTGAAAGACTAATGCTGCGGGGTCGGTTGGATTGTAAGCAACTCCGCTTCTTGGGTAATAAGTATTAAAAGCCTTAGTTGGCAAACCTGTAACAATGTCGTACTCAATATCTATATCAAAATCAAAACCATCTTGCTGTCTTGATAAATCTTGGATAGCGCTAAACACGGTTTTTAACTCGTAGTAATAATAAACACGATCAACTAAAACCCCTGATGTGGTTTGTCCTGCCGTATTGTAAAGAACTCCAATGTCACCATAAGTAGCATTTTGAGCATCTTCAATTAGCGTTTTGGCTATGACTAACTGATCAATTCCTGCAAAATCGACGGTTTGTGTAATGCGTCGGCGTTCAAAATATGAAATCCACTCTCGAGCGTGGAATGTTAGTGTTTGTTCGGTGCTGTTGTAAGTTCGGCCCCAAATCACGCCACCCCAAACCAAAACCCCATCCCGATCAACATATAAACCGCAAGCGCCTGGAATGGTTGATGAATCCACATTAAAAGCGGCTGCATCTACACCTGAAAGCAACAAGTGGCCTGTAAAAGTTCCAGCCTGATTTAACTGTTGTGTAAAAGCGACACCAGTCAGGGGTAGTTCTGCTATGACTGTGTTGGTCGGCAGATCTACAAACAGGTATCGGTATGTGGTTACAGGCATACCGCTAGATTACCAGTAAATGAAACTTAGCCAGCGATGGCTTTGGCTTCATCTTCTGTTAATCCAAGTGCGGCAAGTTTGGCAAGACCAGATGCTTTAGCCTCAGCCTTTGCTTGGGTTTCTGCATCACGAACTGCCTTGTCTGCTTCTGCTTGTGCTATTGCTTGATCAAGTTCTGCAATTTCAGAAGCAGTAAGTTCAATCTCTGTTTGCTCCCCTGTTGCACAATTAACCTCTATGCGTGTTTGCTTTGCCATTTGTTTCTCCTTTATGTATTTTTGATGCCGTAAAGATAAATAGTTGTATACTGCACAAAATTAGAACTTGGGTTTAGATAACAAGTTATATCTGTAATCGCAGATGTGTTTGCCCAATTATGAGCAAATAAACCCATTTGATTATCGCTTGAACCGATTTCCATTATAGTGTCTGTTGAAGAACTTTTTTGATACGATGAATTTGCATATCCACTTATGTATGTTTCGTGATTATTAAACATTGACGCAGTAGAACTATTTGCATTAACTGTATAATTGTGTGTGTTGGCAAAAGTTGCACCTTCTGATTGAGTAAATAATGAATTATTTTGAACTCCGATCATTGTTGCAGAAAAATTTGTGGCTAAACCATTAAATTCAAGTCTTAAATTGGCTTTAATAGAACCATTATTTGAACGAGAAGATGTTTTAAGCACTAAATCAGTAAAAGTTGAAGGTATAGAACTAAAAGTAATACTACTAGTACCAGCACCCCCTACTGTTGTAGATGCGATTAAATTATATGTGATTGCCATTTTATGCCTTTAGTATTCCGTAGAGGGTGACTGTTGTTCCTGTTGCCCAAGTACGAACAGGTTCAACTAAATCCAACCTAGTTATTGCTGAGTTACTATTATAGATTCCAGTATACCAACCGACCTCACCAGTTATGCTAGATACACGCCAGTTGCACATTTTTCTCATTGATCCACTTGAATAGTTATTAAAATTCATAATTAATGTTTGCTGTGTGTTAGTTAATCCTGCTATAACTTCACCCAAGCGAAATCCATCAACACTACTTTGAATACTGCCAGCAGTGCTTACTCCATTACCTCCAGCATTTACTTGGAAATAATTAGTACCAGCATCATTGTTAATTCTACATTTAGATGTTGCACTAGCGCTTGCTAGCCTACCACTAAAAATTAAAATTAAGTCAGTATAACTTTGACTAATGCTATTAAAAGTAATAGTTCCAGTATTACTACCTAAAGTTGTAGTTGCTATCGAATCATAAGTTACAGCCATTTTCTACCCCTGAATTCCGTATAATGAAAATACTGACGGTGCATCTACCCAGTTTGGTGAAGGAATAATCTGAATAGAACTAATTGCGCTAAGGCTGTAGTAAGCCATTGAGTTAAATGCTGTGCTACCACCACTACCCAAATCCCTAAAACCGCCTAGCATTTTTACAGTTTTGTATTTGTTGGTATTTGTGTAATCAAAGATGTCTATAACTCCACTTCCAAAGACACCTGAGCCCGTTCCTGAGTATGCAGTTGCTGGTAATTCACCATAAGTTGCACTTGGATAACTTGTGGCACTAAATGAACCAGAATAAGACAATCTATGATAAGAATAATTACTTCCAGAATCGTTATTAAATCTTATTAAAGTCGTATCACTTGCTGCTTGATTTTTTGAAGCATATCTAATTTGTAAGTGTGTATAGGTAGAAGGTATTGAAGTAAATGATATAGTTTGTAAACCACCACCGCTTGCAGTTACGCTAGCAATAGAATTAAATGAACCTGATGGGGCAGGTGTAATTGAATTAGATGCCGCACTCGCTACGCTTGCTACACCATAGTTGGTATTACCAACTACTGTAAATGTATAAGCAGTTCCATTAGTTAAACCCGATACTGTAATTGGTGAAGTAGCACTTGTGCCAGTTAAACCACCAGGACTTGAAGTTGCAGTATAAGTAATTGTGCCTTTACCAATATATGATGAGGCAGTAAAGGCAACTGAGGCAGAAGTATCTCCACCTGTTGCAGTTCCTATTGTTGGTGCTGAGGGTTGCATACCACCGCTTAAAGATCCTAATAAAATAGCCATTAAGCGCTCAAGTCTCCCATGGCAACCCATGTGTCTGTTGCTCTTTTAACTAATGTACAGGATGACCATTGCGCTCGCAATTTTAAACCTGGAGTTCCATTTACGGTTACGCCGCCTGTTGGATTAATTGTGGTTTGACCCGATCCTGTTTGAAGGACAGTA